CCCCACCACCTCCCTTTTTCACCCCGGAGGTTTCTTTTGCGGAGGATATGGCGGCACAGCAAGCGGCACAGCAAGCGGCACAGCAAGCAGCGCAACAGGCGGCAGAACAAGCAGCAGCCGTCGAAGCGGCACAGCAAGCGGCGGCAGAGAGGGCAGCGGCCATCGAAGCAGCAGAACGAGCAGCAGCCCAACAGGCGGCAGAGAGGGCAGCAGCCCAACAGGCGGCAGAGAGGGCAGCGGCCATAGAAGCAGCAGAGAGGGCAGCGGCCATAGAAGCAGCCAAGAAAGTTGCGCAGGGGGGAGTTTTTGGAGGGTTTTCTATACCGGCGCCAAGTGCCCCGGCGCCAGAGACCTTGGCTCCTACACCCGCGCCAAAAGCTCCTTCTTTCCCCGGAAGGACACCCGGAAGTATACGCCCTACCTTGGGTCGTTTTGCCGACGGCGGCATCGTATCTGCAATGGAAGACTCTCCTGTAACCGGCCAAGGCATTGAGTCGTTTTTGATGCAATACCAGTCCCCCGAGACGGAGATGCGGCAAAGGCGTGCCGCGACACTTCGTAAGAACATGCAGGCGCTTGAACAGCAGCAACAACAACAACAACAACAACAGCAGCAGCAGCAGCAGCAGCAGCAGCAGCAGCAACAACCCATGATGCAACAACCCATGATGCAACAGCCCATGATGCAACAGCCCATGATGCAACAGCCCGGACCACAGCCCATGATGCAGCAGGGGATTATGCCGATGGCTCGTCGCTGATGGAGTACAATCGTCCCGGCATTGAGAAGTTCGTCTCAAAGCTTGTAGGTATCAAGGCGGCTGATCTTGATTGGGCTTCGAGTCTCGGCAAGAAATACGGCGCCAAAGAAGAGTTAGACGGGCGTGGTGATGCGGCGCGTCATTTGGCGTTGGGTTGGTTAGCCGCGAACGCGGAAAGTCCTGCCACAGCAAAGAAAGCTATTCAAGCCAGAGAGTATTTAGACACTGACTACATCCGAGAAATACTTGGCAACCAATTTTTTGGCAAGGAGATGGATCTTCTTAACAATGAACGTGGCATGCAAATTCCGGCTAAAACCCGCGAAGAGGCGGAGCAGATCATTGGTCAGATGATTGAGGGAAAAGAAGCCACTTTTATGACTCCTCAAGAAAGTTATGAAATGCGGGGTTATGCCAACGGCGGGGGTGTCGCAGCGCTTGCACCGAAAGCAAAAGCAATGTTCAATACACCTTATATAAGACGCGGTGTAGGTGCTTTTGCACCGTATACGACTAGGAGAGCCTAATGGCTAATGGTGACGAAAAAGCGCTTCTTTCTTCTTTGATGGACAGCACGGCGGGTCCGGACAATATGGAAGACATGGAGTTTGATATTGAGCTAGCTGCCCCCGGTACTTTTGAGGCCAACCAGTTTCTTCCCGAAGGTGTTGAAATTGAGGAGAATGACGATGGCGGAGTTGTTGTTGATTTTGATCCGATGGCCATGGTTGGTGTTGATGACGGGGATTTCTATCGCAATTTGGCCGAGGAACTTGATGATCGAGAGCTTGGTGCACTGGCTTCTGAGCTTCTAGGTGATTTTGATGCTAATAAAGCCTCGCGTGCAGAGTGGGAAGATTCGTATTCAAAAGGGTTAGACCTTTTGGGTTACAGCTATGAAGAGCGCACTATGCCCTTTAGGGGTGCTACGGGTGTTACTCACCCGCTTTTAGCAGAAGCGGCCACGCAGTTTCAGGCTCAGGCGTTTAACGAATTGCTTCCCCCGTCGGGTCCTGTGCGTACTGCTGTTTTGGGCGAAAACACCCGTGAAAAGCAGGCTCAGGCGGATCGTGTCAAGGAGTTTATGAATTACTACATCACTAGCGTGATGGAGGATTACACGCCTGAGTTCGATCAAATGTTGTTTTATTTGCCTCTTGCGGGCTCTACCTTCAAGAAGGTTTATTACGACGAAACGATTGACCGTGCGGTAAGTAAGTTTGTTCCTGCGGAAGACATTGTTGTTCCGTATGGCGCGAGTGATTTGGATTCGTGCGAGAGCATTACGCAAGTTGTTAAGATGTCGTTAAACGATCTTCGCAAGCGTCAGGTTATGGGCTTTTATCGGGATATTGCTGTGCTGCCCTCACAGACGAGTAGTTCGGACATTGAGAACGAGCAGGACAAACTAGGTGGAATGGAGCCTAGTAACATTGATTATGACTGCACGTTGCTTGAATGCCACGTAAACCTCGACTTAGCGGGTTTTGAAGATCAAGATGGTGAGGGTGAGTTTACGGGCATTAAGATCCCTTATGTTGTCACGATTAGTGAAGACTCTGGGCAGGTGCTTTCGATACGTCGTAATTACAACGAGGACGATGAGCTTCGCCGCAAGATTCAATATTTCGTTCACTATAAATTTTTACCCGGATTTGGTTTTTATGGGCTCGGACTTATTCATACGATTGGAGGGTTGTCGCGAACGGCGACCGCGGCTCTCCGTCAGCTTATTGACGCTGGTACTTTGTCTAATCTTCCTGCGGGATTCAAGGCCCGTGGACTCCGAGTCCGGGATGACGATGAGCCGTTACAGCCCGGAGAGTTCCGAGACGTTGACGCCCCGGGAGGCTCGATCAGAGACTCCTTGATGCCGTTACCCTTTAAGGGTCCTGACGGCACGTTGTTCCAATTGTTGGGTTTTGTGGTGGATGCGGGTCGTCGTTTTGCCACGATTACGGACATGAAGGTCGGTGACGGCAATCAGCAAGCGCCGGTAGGCACGACTGTTGCGCTCTTGGAACAGGGCTCACGGGTCATGAGTGCTGTGCATAAGCGCATGCATTACAGCATGCGTCAGGAGTTTAAGCTTCTTGCACGTGTGATGTCGGAGTATCTCCCGCAGGAGTATCCGTTTGCCGTGGAAGGCGGTGATCGAGCCATCATGCGGAAAGACTTTGATGATCGCGTGGATGTTGTTCCGGTATCGAACCCCAATGTGTTTTCGCAGGCGCAACGTATTGCGTTGGCACAATCTCAGTTAGAGATGGCCATGCAAGCACCGCAGATGCATGACATGCACGAGGCGTATCGTCGGATGTATGAGGCGTTGGGCGTGCGTGATATTGATAAGATATTGATTTCGCCTTCTACTGATGAGGTGGTTCCGAAAGATCCGGCTCAGGAGAACATTGATACGCTGGATAATGTTCAATTGAAGGCGTTTGAGGGTCAGGACCATGATGCGCATATTATGACGCACTTGACCTTTGGCACGTCGCCCCTGCTTCAAGGAATGCCGCAATCGGCGGTTTCGCTACAGAAACATGTTATTGAGCACGTAAAGTTAAAGGCACAGGAGATGGCTACAGCGCAGTTCTTACAGCAGACTGGCGGCCAGCCGTTGACTCCCGACACGGAATTGCAGTTGGAGGCTCTTGTAGCACGGATCACGGCCCAAGAGTTCCAAAATCTGAAGCAATTGACTGCACAAATATCTGGTGCTGGTCAGCCACAGCAGCCGGATCCTCTGGTACAATTGAAACAACAAGAGTTGCAACTGGACGAGCAGAAACAACAGTTTGATGCGCAGATGGATCAGCAAGAGCTTGCCTTGGATCAACAACGAATGCAAAACAAGGCGTCGGAGTTCCAGCAGCGCCTTGCAAGCCAAGAAAGGCAAACCCAATCGCGTATTGACGCGGCCCTTGAACGAGAATTAATGAAGCAACGAATTGAACGTGAACGGGAACTTAGATAAGGATAGAAACAATGGCAGGGCTAATTGCAGATTCTTTTTACCAAAACTACCAACCCCCTCCCGTTCTCTCATCGGACGGAATCGCAGGGGGCTTACCCGTTTCTATGGGCGGGAATGTACCAGACCGCGCTACGGCTGGCGGTCGGCCTAACCCGTATGTTAATGCGAGTTTACCCACATACCCGGACCGCGCTACGGCTGGCGGTCGGCCTAACCCGTATGTTAATGCGAGTTTGCCCCCTGAAGCTACTATCCTCCGGGGCGGGACTTTAGGCCCCAATAAAGGGGCCCAAGACATGCCCTTTGGTAATAGCATTCGACCCAACCTGCGTGCTTACATGTCCGGTCAGCCTAATCCGTATGTTAACGAAGGTGCCTACGGTCCCAGTAGAGCAAACGATATAGGAACGGGGGGCGTAGATCCGGTCAGAGCCCTGACAGACCCTCGTTTCAGGTTTACGGCGGGCCCTCGACCTAATCCTTACAATCCAAATCAAGCGCCTAATCCTTACGGAGGAGGATTCCCTCCCCAGCAGCCTTCTTTTGGTGGTGGGTTTAATCCTTACGGAGGAGGATTCCCTCCTCAGCAACCTTCCTTTGGTGGTGGGTTTAATCCTTACGGAGGAGGCTTCCCTCCTCAGCGGCCTTCTTTTGGTGGTGGGTTTAATCCTTACGGAGGAGGCTTCCCTCCCCAGCGGCCTTCTTTTGGTGGTGGGTTTAATCCTTTTGGCGGAGGCTTCCCTCCTCAGCAACCTTCTTTTGGTGGTGGGTTTAATCCTTTTGGTCAGCAGCCTGATTTCTCTAACATGTCTCCGGGCCAGCTT